AGATGGTGCCCATGATGTTGCTGACGCGCAGCTTTGGCCGCGGCAGTTGACCGTTGCCGCTGTACTCAAAGCCCTCGCACTCAATCGGCATCCTGTCGTAGGCGTTGCCGTTCCAGGTCACCCGCCCATTGGCGCTGGCGTTGCTGCCAGCGTGGAAGCGATAGGTGTAGTTCAGTCCGTGCAGCGCCAGCACGGTCTGGATCTCAAACAGCTCGATGATTGCGCTCGGTGCAATGCCTTGAAGATCTGAAACCGGAACACTCACGGCTCAAACACCTCGCGGAAAGTGGCCTGGATCTGGTTGTTGTTGCAGTTGCTGAGCGTGGCCTGCCACTCCTCGCAGACATACTTGCCAGCGGTACCGCGGGGAGGGGTCCAGTCGAAGCTCTCGACGCCGCCGCGCGCCTCGAGGAAGGCTAGGATGTTGTCGCGCTCGGTGTCGTCCCGGTTGGCGAAGGTCAGGCTCCACTCCTTCGGGTCGGTGTGGAGGCCAAAGCGGATGCGCTGCTCGTAGCCATCGCCTGCCTGAAACTTGCGCACCCGAGGCTTGCTGGCCTCGGTCGCCTCAAAGCTCGGGGTGTAGGTGAAGGTCGCCATGGTTACGCCGCCATCAGGCCGCCAGGCCGCTTCTGCTTGATCAATTCTGCCTGCACTGCCTGCGCCACCACGCGCGCCAGCTGCTCGCCGCGGCCGCTGTCGCCCTGCACGCTGGTGCCCTTGGCGTCGACGTTCACGGTCACGCTGGTGCCGCCGCCCCCGGCCACGCCCAGCTTGCCGTCAGCGCCCCGCTTGAGGGGGATGATCGCTTCGGGTCCGGCCTCCCCCATCAGCCCGAGGCGGCCGGCGCCACCGTTGGCAAAGGGGAAGATGGTGGGGCGGCTGACGACGCCGCCCATGGCGAACGCCTGCAGGCCGGCGCGGTCGAAGGCTGCGCCGTTGCCGAAGATCCCGCCGGAGAACAGCTTGCCCTTGGACAGCAGGCCAGCGCCGCTGGGGAAGCTGGCGCCGATGCCGCCGCCAGGGATCAGGCTCTGGATCGCCTGCAGGATTGGCGCGATGATCAGCAGCCGGGTGACCATCCGGGTCATCTCCTCAACGACCGACAGCGCAAACTGCCGGAAGCTAAAGGTGCCGGTGGTGGTCAGCGAGACGATGGCATCCTCCAGTCCCTTGAAGGCGTTCTGCGTCAGCGCACTGATGCCTTCGCCCAGCGTGCCGATGCTCTCCAGATAGCCGCTGATGCCATCGCGGAAGCCTGCCATCACGGTCTGCGTGGCTTCTGCTGCCGAGCCCCACACCTGCATCTTCAGCGCCGCCTCGTAGGCCGCGTCGCCCAGCTCCTTGTAGGCGTCTTTCAGCGCCTTCTTCTCCTCCACGTCCAGCTTCTGCAGGTCCACGCTGCGCTTGCGCTGGATGTTGGCCTCTTGCTCGACGCTCAGCGCCCGTGACAGCTCGACCGATGCTGCAGCCTGGACGGCGCGGCGTTTCTCCTCGTACTCCAGCTGGATCTTCCGGATCGGGTCGGCCTCGCGCAGGATCGCCAGCTCGGCGCGGGACTGAGCCAAAAGCTCCCGCGATCCGGCTAAGGCTTCTGCAATTCGCTTGCGCTCAGCAGCAGCACGCTTGGCTGCGGCCTCGGCGCCGCTGCTTCCACTTGCGCGGGGAGGCAGCAAGGGAGGGGTCGCTGGAACGACAGAGCTGCGCTTGCCGCCAGTGGGGCTGAACTCAGGCTGCTGTTGCAGTCGGCGCACAAAATCATTCTGATCAAAGCCGAAGCCCAAGAAGCCAGGCCGAGATTGCTGTTGTATCTGCCGCCGGCGGTCTTCGCCAATAATGCGGTCAACAGCCTCAGGTCCACCAAAAGGCAGTTTGCCCGCGCGTACTGCTGCCACGGCTGCCGCTTGCTGCGGACCGTTGACCACGGTGTTGATCGCTTGGTTGATGGTGTCGATGACGTTTGTGGCAAGGTCCAGCACGGCCTTGATGGCTGGCGCCAGCACATTGCCAATAGTTTGCGAAAGCGCGGTGATGTTGTCTTTCAGAGTGCTGAATTTGCCGCTTAGCGTGTCGCTTTGGGCAATCGCGCCATTGGCATACTTGCCGCCGGCCATTGTCAGTCGCTGGATCGCAACCTCGACAGCAGCCGCGCTGATGCGGCCGCCCTCAAGCGCCTTGGTGAACTCTTGCCCTTGCAGGTTGTACATCTTCTGCAATTCAGCCGAGAGCGCCACGCCACGCTCTTGGAACTGCAGCAACTCCTCGCCTTGCAGGCGCCCCTTCGCTACGACCTGACCGTAGGCAGTCGCCAGTTCACCAAGGTTTGCGCCAGTGGCACCGGCAACATCACCGAGCTGCTTGGTGACATCAACAACACGCTCTGCATCGACGCCAAAGGCGTTAAGGCGCTTCGCCGTCTCGATCAGGTCGGTGGACTCGAAGGGAGTCAACGCGCCGTAGCTTTGCAGCTCTCGAATGATCTGCGATGCCTGCGTAGCGCTGCCGGTCAGCACTTGCAGGCTGCGCGCCTGAGCCTCCAGTGTTGCGGTGTCGCCAAAGATCTTGGTGACGATCAGGCCGCCACCCACCAAGCCCACCATGCCGCCAACAGCGGCGCGCAGGCCAGCAAAACCTAGGGCGAGGTTTTTGACTTGGCCTTGAACGCCCTGCAGCGAATTGCCAAGGCGGCGGATGTTGTTCTCGCCTTGAACGTCCGCGCGGATGCGGAGGAGCGCTTGCATGTTCATCTCAGTCGCCCCGCTTGTTGAGCGCTGCCATGGCCGCGGCCTCCATCACCTGCAGGTCCTCAAACATGGAGCGCTGATCCTCCACTTCATACAGTCTAAGGAGCCACGCCACGGCGCCATAGTCGAGGCCGAGCACGCCATTCATCGTGGTGCGCCATTGCGTCTGCGCTCGCAGGAATAGCCCCACCACTGGCCAGTTTTCCTCCCACACCTCAAAGTCGTCCTCTGCCTTCTGCTCCGGCAGCGCCACACCGAGCGCTGCTGCATCGTCTTGACTGTCGTCCTTGATGCCGCCGCCAGCCCAGTGCTCAGCGGCCTCGATCAGTTTTTTCGCTTGGCTCCCTGCAGGCTGGTGAAGTACGCCATCACCACCGAGGTGGCGAGCAGCGGCACATCCAGCATCTGCTCCAGCGCCTTCTGGCTGAACGGCACCTCCTTGCCCTGGTCGTCGGTGACGCCAGACCAGCCGACGAGCACCTCCGCAGCAATCGCCGCATCGGTCACATCGCCAGCCTCGATCTGCTGGCCGATCTCCCTGATGCGGCTTTGCGGAAGGCGCTTGAACTCACCGTCGAAGGTCTGACGCTCGTGGCGGCCACCGTCGACGGGGATGTCGAAGGTGACCGGCCAGCTGTAGGTGTCGGACTGCTTGAGAACAAACGCCATGCAGGAGGCTCCTAGGTCAGGTGAAGGCCAGCGCCAGTTCGTCGTTGCCAGCGCTGGTCGGAATGGCCAGGTAGGGCAGGTTGAGCATCTGGATCCCGTCCTGGTCAGAGTAGGTCGGGCTGCCGATGTCGGACTGAGCGGTGGTGAACGTCACGATGTTGCCAGCTGTGGAACCGTGCTGGAAGGTGATGCTGCCAGTGCTGGAACCGTTGGCAATCGTGAAGAAGTCCTTGGTGGCGATGCTGGGCGCCTCAATCACCACGGTGCCGCTGGGGGCGCGGTTGGTGATCAGCACTTCCTTGGTGCAGCCCACCAGCTCGCGGTAGACGATCTCGTTCGCCAGATCGAGGTTCAGGGACTGCAGGCAGCCGCTGTAGCTGAAGATCGAGAAGTTGCTGGTGTTGCCGTTCTTGAAGATCAGCGGCGCAGCCTGGTTGGCGTAGGTGGGGCTGGGCAGCGCCTCATCGGTTGGTGCGTTGTAGATCCCGGTCATCGTGAAGGTGATGAAGGGGATGGCGCCCACCTCCGCGCTGACGCTCCAGGTGCCACGGCAGCCGGTCACCTTGTGGCGGATGCCGTCGTTGTGGAAGTAGATGGTGCAGCTGCTGAAGCTGGCGCTCACCGGCGCGTAGGTCACGCTGGTGGTGGCCACCACGGTCTCGGAGAGGCCGCAGGCTTTCAGCACCGGACCGTAGGCCGGGGCGGTGCCAGCCGTGCCGGAACCGGCCAGCTCCACCTCAAAGGTCACCTCGACGCGGGTCTGTGCCAGCAGCTGGTCGCTCACGCCGAGGTAGGGGCGGATCAGGTCGCGGGAGACGGTTTCCGCCTGCAGCGGGGTGATCTCGAGGTTGCGCACCAGAATGGCATTGGCCGCACCCGTGGGGGTGGGGTCGGTGCCGTAGGTGGCTTCAGTCTTCGCCAGGATCAGGCGTTTGCGGCTCAGGAGCGGCATTGCTCGTTACCTCTTGTTGGGGTTCGGAGAAGGTGGCCGGCTCGGTGCGCTCGATGAGCTTTCGCTTGCCGGTTTTGGGATCCAGGAGGTAAGTCCCGCCCTGGCCTTGATACTCGTCCATCGTAGCCATCATCCGGTTGCCAGATTAGAAACGTTGGTGCGGTATCGGATCAGGTAGTCGCAGCTGATCACACCAGCTGGCTGATCCGCTTCCACCAGCTCAAAGGTTACGGCCTGCGGCTGGATGTCGATTGCCCGGCCGCCCAGCGTCAGATCCGCCATCAGCCTGCTGTGCAGATCCTCCACAATCGGGTCGGCCTGCTGGTCTGGAACGGGTCCGCGCACGATTACGCTGACCCGCACCGTCAGGCTCCAGTCCAGCGTGGGGAGGCTGGTGTTCTGTGCCGCCTGATCCTGCAGCGGCTCGATCACGATGGCCGGGCTCTCCGCCCGTGACATCGGCTCGACCCGGCTGCGGTAGATGCGCGCGCTCACGCCCGTGGTGCCAGTCAGCGAGGTGCGGACTGCAGCCAGGATGGTCTCGCGCTTGGTCGTCATGGTTTCAGATTAACCGCGCAGCAATAGGCAAGCACGAAGGATGGCGTGAATTTGCGTGAGCTAGACAATCGCCCACCCGCAGCCCGAGGTAACCGTCACCGTCACACCGGCCGAAATTGTGATCGGTCCTGCGCTGACGCCGTTCTGGCCGGCGGTGAAGGTGTAGTTGTTGCTGATGGTCTGGTTGTTGAGCTGGATGCAGCCGTCCGCAGCG